TTAGCTTACTTTGTAGGTTCCGGCTGAGCTGCCAGCATTAATGATGACTTCTGCATCTCGTTTCATTACTGTAACCATTGCTGCTGCTATGGCTTCCATCAATGGTGAGTTCTGTGAAAACTCTCCTTCTGTTACAAAACCTCTTGCTTCTAACTCTTGAATGAGTTCCTGCTTTGTTGCATCAACTTCTAGTGCCATGTTACTTACCTGCGAATACGGTGGTTGATACGTCCACATGCGGTTTACCAGTGAACGGACAAATCGTTGCCCCAGTACAAACACCTTTTCCGCCATTGAGTTTTATTGTGTTTGCGTCTTCGGTGATGTTCTTGGCTTCAATGATGAGGTCTTTGCCTACGGTTAAATTCACTTGCCCTTTTATGTCCTGCACTTGGTCTTCGAGTATGGTGATCTGCTCACTCTGTTTTACTACTACCTTACGCAGTTGCTCAATGATGGCAGTGTAGTTAGTCGCATTCACAGCTCTATCGACACAATTCAGCGTAGCGTTTTTGTCTGTGGTGCTTTCAAAATTTCCATCTTGGTCTACTAGGTGGTAAACACCTTGGCGTTGTTGGTATCGGCTTTCACCTTCTTTGATACCTGGTAACTTGAATCCAAGCGGAAGGACACAACGAATAAATGGTTTGTCCGGTTGGCCAAACATAAACCCTAGCTCTACGATGCTACCAATTGCGGGAGGTTCTAGACGGCCAGCATGATCACCGAGACCTGGCACCGGAAGTGGAACCGCCTGCAAAGGTGGTTTATCTTCGTATTCCATGCCCTTTTCATCGAGTAGCTGAACATCAACGGCATAGTGAGGATAAAAGCGATCAGACAAATCACCTTCTTCTGGCAGCTCTGGCAATGCGACCACCTTCCCCCACCTTGGCAAATGCCACTGGCCAGTGAATTCTGGAAATAACCGGAAGATAATGCGCTTAATCGTATTCACATCCATGTTAACTTTGCCTCCGTTCCTTCGAACTCTACACCGACTAAGCGAAGTCCATTCACGACAACACCTGGCTTTAGTTTTGGAATAGCCGGTATCTTTACCGACTTGTTGGCCGTGTGGTTCGTCATAAGTGCACTTGGTATGGTGACGGGTTTATCTGCCCAGAATGAATCCTTCCAACTGCCTACGTAAATTTGCCCGTTGCCTTGTTGTTGCCAAAACAATCCATCAATGCTGAACGCTTGAGCTAGCTCGTCGATGACTCGATAGCCGTTGCCATCGCTATAAAAACAAGGAATGGCCGTTTTGCTGTAGGCTTTCTCGGGTACCACAAATTGAAGGCCCGTTTTATTGGTCACTTCGCTAAGCAACTGCATCAGTGTTGGGTGACGCATGATGATGTTAAGTGGCTTGTAAAGTATCGCCGCTAATTCGCGGCAGAATACTTTCGACCAACCTTTTTCGGCTGGCTGAACTCGTTCGATGTAACCAAGAAAGACTCGCGTAATATCATCGCCCCAACCTAAGTCCACGGCAATGATAGTATTTGGCTCTGGACTGCCTTCAACAGAGAGTTCACAGCGACCTGGTGTGTTTTCACTAAAGACGATGCGATGGCTTTTCACCTTAGCTTTGTCTTTACCAAGGTAAGCACGGCAAAGAAACTTGTTGTTTGTTGTCATACGTCACCGCCTTTTACGCCAAAGCATTATCAACCGCCTTGAGCACCTTCATCACACCAGTGAGTTCCACTTCTGTATCTGGCGGCACATCGTCACTTTGTCCAGCTTCAACCGGAGTATTCACACCTTGCACTTTTTGCTGTGCGGCGGGTTTATCCGGTTGGCGTTGTTCGACTCGTTCTGGTACCGAAAGGTGCTCGACCAGTTCAAACGAAACGCTCCATTGCCTGTGAGAATCTTGCTCATCAGCACTAACAGCACCTTGAAATTTCACCTGGCGAATTTTCAAAGCTTCTGCCGTTTTGTTGCTAATGCGGTAGATTTGGCGAGCATCGTTTTCTTGTGCTTCTGCCATGCTAAACAAGTTGGTTAACAGCTGTTTTTTGGTAAATGGGATCACGCCTTTCACGTTCAGGATTTTACCTTTGCTACCTGTTTCTGCTTGGTCGGTAGCCGAGGTCTGGCCGGACATATCCTGTCCGGCCAATTGCTGACGAACGCCAATACGTAGGTTCTTTAATGGGAGTTGGGTTCCGTTTAGGGTTAGCAAGTTACTTGATCCTTATTTCCCCAGCATACGCACCTAACGTACCGCTTGATGCAAAACTTGGAGATTTAATAATGACTCTTCCTTCTTCAATGTGAACTTCTGGCAACAATTCATTATCTCTATCCACAGCGTCTACGACTCGATTTCCGTATGCATGACCATGGAAAATCCAAGTTCCCAATAAATGATCGACTTTTAAAGCTAAATAAACACATTGTGTATCTGAGTAGGTTATCCCAGTTTTATAAATAACCTGCTGCTTTCCTTCGAACAAATCACTTACTGAAATATTGTGCCCAATAGATTTATTCCGATTTCTAAAACCTTTAGAAAAGCTACCATTCACTATGGATTCATGATATTGACTAGTTTGCTTGATTCTACCTTCAACCGAATCTAATCCTAAATCGGGGTCATAAACTGTGAGTGATTGTTCAACATTTACAGCAGGTTGCGCCGCATAAACATCAACTACTTCTGATGCCTTCACAATCTGGTTAGGTAGATCAAAATCCGAAATACAATAGCTCTCTAAGTCATTCTCATCGAACCATTTTGCACCGCCACCTAAGATGTTGTTGTTTCGTATCCTAACATTGGTATTTACGCCTAAATCACCAAACATTTTTATGTCGCCATATCCCCAACAGTTATCAAACGTTATTGACTTTGTTCCAGAACCAGACACACCAATCCCTTGGTTAGATTCAATATAACAACTATCTAATTTAATGTTATAAGCCCCATCGAGGATTACACCATTAGTTTCAAAGCCTTCAATGCCGCAATCAACCATCCTTACAGCCTCAATAGCACCTGTGAACTTGTAACCAATATCACACGGCCCCGACACCAATCCCTTTAATGGCATAATGTTGTTATTGTCATTAAAGTGAAATCTTGGTAAACCTTTTGTGTAACTGCCCCTGCAAATAATTTGTTCCCAGTGAGAATAAAAACACCGTTGAGTGAACAACATTTGCTGCACATTATTTCCATGAACGTTTTTTATCCCACACCCATACACCCAGTTTTTTAACCGAAATCCTTGATAGAAGTTGGTTAGGCAAAGGTTCGACACTAAATACCCGGATGTTAGATATTTCTCATGAGGTGTATTAATCACTGACCTTAATTCACCCTGTTCATCCCAATACGCAGATTCAGCAAAAATATTATCGGTGTTTGTCACATCTTCATCACCTATAATCTCTGCTCCATCAAAGTCAAAAATTAATATCCCTTCCCCATGTTGCTTGGAAATAAAATCAGGAGCTCTATATGTTGTTGGAACCCATAACTTTCGGCTAATTTTATATGTTTTACCTGAGCGTCCCGAAATTTTCGCACGACCATTTATCACTGCATATATGATTGCAGCTTGTATGGCTGCATAGTCATCAGTTGCATTAGGGTTTAATTCACCGTTATCTAATCGACCGTTACCCTCAGCAAAGAAAGCATCAATATTTACCGTTTCCTTGTTGTAATGAGCAATGTCCATAAGGAAAACAGATTTGTCCCCCACATCTACTGTGTAAGGCTTTGAAATTAAGTTTATTCCCTTAATTGAACCAATTACCGCTTCAGTCAAAGGATAGACTGTACCTTCAATTCTTAGATGCGTTGCACGCTCTACTATCTGGTCTCCAATCCTTGCATTTTTTCGTTTATCCTGTGGAAAAATAGTGCCACCGACTAATTCACTTTGTGATTGTCCAGTGACATTTCCAATAAACTCTTTATTTTCACTTTCCGGTCTCAGATCACTCACCGAACCATCAGCCAACACCTGAGCAATCTTGCAAACAAAATGCTTCACGCCATTAGCATCGGCGTAATCGTCTTTCTCTTCTGCAGTAACTACGAAGTCAAACAAGGTGACTTGTTCACCTGTTGGTGTTCCTTCGCGGTGTGCGTCTACGTAGATGAACGATGGCTTGTTAGGGACTTGAACATTGCGATCAAATTCGAGCGTGACACGATTGCCCGACACATAGCCGGCACCCGCTTTGATGTTGAATGCGCTCGCTTGAGGTGTTACTAAGAAACCGTCTTCGATAAACCAATCTTTGCCATTTTGGTCAATGATGGCTTGGGCTACATCATCATCCATTTTCTTCATACGTGGTGTTGCGTTGTACTGCCACGATGATGCGTCTACCGTAATGTTGGTGATTTCAGCAATGTCTTTATATTCAAGAACGACAGAGCGCACCAAGGTATTACCTGCAACACCTGGTTCGTCGGCTGACTTTGGTGTTAAAGCATGATGGTCGATTGTGACCAATACGCCATATTCTGAACAGTACGCACCTGTCCAGTTACATTCGAACGGACCAACGTCACTGGTCAATGTTGTGCTGTAAATTACCGAGTCTGCAGAGAGTCGGCCACGCTGTTCGACACCTTCTTGGTGAACAACATGCTCAGTGGGTACCACATCATCTGGCTGTGGGAACTCTGGGCGATTAGGCACATTGGCAAAAATCATCTTGTCGATGATCAGTGGCTTTTCTTCGGCATTAAGTTGCGCCAACAGTGCTTTACCTGCGGCTGTTAAAATTGACTTATCAGTGGTATTTGCCATTTTTATTGATTCCTTAGCCCTTCACTGTGGCTTGGTAATATTCACAATCGACATTGAGCACACTTGGTAACATGCCAACGTTTAGTCGTGTCTTAACGTGTGACGCTGAGTATTGCGCTTCGACATTCTTGCTTCGCGCGGCCAACGGCATTTCGACATAACTGGTGTATTGATAACGGCGACAGGTACGCCCGTATTGACGCACTACTGTGTCTAATAATTTCGGAACGTTGGTTAAATCCCCATCTCGAATCTTTAAGCTGATCACATCCCAATCGACGTTCACTAACCTTTCATCTTGAGCAATGTGCGGATAACCAAGCTTTGCAAACATGTCTTCCCAGCCAGATACCGAACCTGCATCACGGGCAAAACCATAGGCATGAGCCACACGGATTCGAAAAAGTTCTTCGGGCTCTTGGCCGAGCTTTTCTACTCCACGTTGCCAAGCAAGAATATTGACCAAAGCCATTGGTGCGGTTAATGGGTCATGTTGTTGCAGCGGCATTTCAAATGCGGCTTTCACATGCTCCCAGTAATTGCGCATGGCTCGAGCGAACTTGGCGAGCTCACCTCTACCCATCCAGTAACGAAGGTTTATCTCAGGTATTTTCAATGGATACCTCCAACGTCTGAATGCGTGGCACCGTTAGGTTGTTAATGATGTCGGCATTGTCGAATTCGAGTGATTCAATCTGTGCAAACTGGCCGTGTAGCTCTTGGCCTAATTTAGAGAAACTAAAGCGCAACACCGGATTGGTTACGGTTGGCGAATAATCGGTGTTCTCTCGGAATGCCGCGCCGATGAACTTTTCAACGGCTGCTTTAAGCTGGGTGCGCTCATCCATTGTGAGTGAGCGAATCGGCCACACACGGCAAACAATATTGGCCTGCGTTTCTGGCATCGCCATCACCTGCAGATCATCACCATGACCGTGTTGCCCTTGCTCACGAATATAGGCATTCAAATCAGCAAGCATTTCTGGTGACGGCTCCCCCGTATCAAGCAAAATGTAGGAATTGGCGGTACCTGGCCCACGTGGTGCGTTATGCTCGAAATACACGTTGTCGTCGTTAATGCCTGCTCGACTTGTCAACAACGAACGATAAGCTGCATCAATGTGCCATTTCGCCACCGCGCTCCACTGGTTGCGAATACGTAAGCGAAGTTCATCATTGCTTTCTTTGTCTGCACCTGCAGCAGTTAGCCATTCGGCTGGGTTCGTTGCTGCTGCAATGCCTGGTATCGCAGTCGGCAAAATATGGTAATACCCTTCGCCAAGGTTGTAGGCCGCTCCTTCACTTTCCGCTTCCACTTCCGCCATGATCATCGTTTCGTTTTCTGGCAAAGTGGTATCAACTAGCACACGAACACGGTAGATATTGCCGTTAATCGGTTCGGTTTGAATCCAAGAATCTTTTGGAATGACTAACGCTGGCCCTTTTGCGGCCGCACGTTGAAAGGCGATCAAACCTTTCGCTTTGGTTGCCCCTTTGCGAGTCAGTTTGCATTGCCAAGCGAGTAGGTCTAACCATTGGTCGACTGCAGTCGCCACAAACATATTTGGCAGAACATAACCCACCAATAGCGTATTGATGAGCCACAACGTCACCTTCACCACTGCCGATTCAATCAAGCGCCAGAACGGGGAGAAAGGCGAATCATTAGAGATAATGCACTCTTCCTTTTCCATCTCTTCTTTCAGCACTTTTTTCCAACTCGCTTCATCGGTAGGAATACCGGATTGCTTGACCAGCTCGGCGTAATCTGGTTTTGGAATATCAGACATTGGTTGTCTCCGAAGTTGTGATATCAAGAGTTACGTCGCCAAAGTCTGCAGTCGTGGCGAAAACATAAATGGTGCCTTCCGTTGGTTCTTCTAATCGCACGGTACCAGGTACCAAACGAACATCTTCTTCAACCAACAGCTCTAACTTGGTGCGAATATCCGCTTTTTTTGATGGGCTGCGCTCTGCAATGAGCTCAACCGCTAAATTACTTTCGATGATGGCGTGCTTAATGTCTTGGGCGATCACAGCTCGGTCTTGAATCAACACAGGGTTACGGCCTGCATCGAGCACCACATCTCCGTTTTCAATTAGGGTGTCTTGATAGAGGTAATCCGCCATTAGCCTGCCGCCATTTCTAATTCACTCGCCATATCCTGTGGACTGCTCATATAAGTTGGATAAATCTTCACACCACCGTAGTTGGTTGAACTGGTTTGATAGTTGGCAATGCTCTTGGCCGCGCCACCTGGCTGAACTTGTGCGTAAGGTGTCGCGCTTTGGACTGACTTAGATTTCACTTGAACAGATTCATCATCACCGCCAAAACCTGGCAGCCAATCAACGAGCCCTTTCAGGTTTTCCCAAATACCCGCTAACTTCTGAGTGAACCAACTAAAGACGCTGCCAAAAATGTTTCGCATCGACTCGGCCATTTCTCCTATGAAGGCAAAGCCACTGGTATCGGTAAAGCCACTCATCACCCATTGCCAGCCTGCTTTAATGAACTCAAACATAGCTCTAAATGGCATGGTGATTAATGTGAGTGCGCCTTCTAATACTTGGAACCAAGTTGTGTCACCAAACGAGGCTTTGAGATCATCCCAGTAGTAAATCAGCGCTCCCACCGCGGCTGTTGCGGCAATGACGGCCCCCACAATCAAAATGATTGGGTTAGCTGCAATCGCGATATTGGCAGCAAGCATCGCGACACGTAGCCCCGCCATGCCTTTGGTGAGTAAGAAGTTCGCGCCAGTAAACAGCTTCATAGTGAGCATGTAAGTCGCCATTGCTTGCTTACCCACACCCATCATCAAGGTAAATGCACCGCCTGCCGCTGCTGCGCCTAAAATCGCCATGGCTGCAAAGCCAATGTATTTGGTCAGGTTCGGGAACATCTCTGTCCACTCGATAATTTCCATCGCGCCATCGGCCAAGCTCGATACCACTGGCAAGAGAGAAGGTAACAACGCCGCACCAAAGGCGGTTCGAACAGCAAACACACCTTGTTCGAGTCTCTCCCATTGGTCGGTCATGCTATGGGCCATCTTAATTGCCGTATTTAGGTTGCTGGCATCATTTAGCTCTTTAACGCTCGATTGAAGATCACCCGTTTTACCGATCAAGTCGGTGATAAGTAGAACGGCCTCATCAGAGCCGAAAGCTTGTTTTATCTGGTCGATTTCAAGCGAATCTAAATCACCAAACTGGTTGCGCAGTTTCGACATAATGTCGAACATTGGCAGCATCTTTCCGTTGCTGTCGGTAAACGCCATGCCTAGCTTGCCTTGCGCTTTGACCACGCCATTCATAAAGGCTTTGTAGCGAGTACCCGCTTCACTACCAGACATAGAGCCTTGCAACAGGCCTAGAACGGCCATTTGTTCTTGAATGGCTACGCCATGAGTTTTACCCAATGCGCCGACACCCTTGAACGCATCCGACATGCCTTGACCTGTCGTTTTGAACATCTCAACAGATTTGGCCGTCATGCCTGCGACTTGCTCTGCCCAGTTATCTTTACCAATCCGATCAGCTTGCTCTTTGAACACCGAATACATGGTGCCCATGTAGTTCGTAATGGTGGCGGTATCGGCTTTGGTCGCAGCAGCCAAAATCGCTGAACTTCTTGTGACACCTGCTAGTTCATCACCTGTCATGCTGCCCATAGCTGATTTAATATCGTAAGACGCAGCCACAAATTCAGTGGCCGACTTACCGTATTCAACCGAAAACTTCATTGCGGTTTGGGCAAGGGTTTTTAGTTGATCATCGGCAACGCCAAGTGATTTCACTTCACCTAACGCCCTGTCCATTTCAATCGCTGGCATCAAGGCTTGTTGCAATGCGAAACCAGCACCCACCATGCCTGCCGCACCCGCCATCATGGTATGAGTACCTTGACGATAGGTGTTGGTGACATCATTTAATTGACGTTGAATATTGCCCAGAGGTTTTGAAATCTGGTCAATCAATCCAACTTGAAATCTGAGTGCTTCTGGTAACATCAACAATTCTCGACTTACTTTGCGAACGGAAGCTTGGTGGTTAACCGCTAAAGGCTTTGGCTACACCGCTAGCGGTGACGGCTTGCATGTTTTCCCAATGGTTCTTCTCTAACCAAATCGCATAAGCTAGGTTCTGATCAGTATCCGGCTCATTGGGTAGCCACTTTCGCCGCCACGCATACATTTTTTGCCTGTCGCTGCTCTCAATGGCAGCGACAAGCCCATCTATTTTTTTACCGAGATGGAAAGCTTAGGTGCGTACTCTTTAAGAACCGCACCATAAATCTGCGTTGCCGCACCTGGGTTCTGTTGGGTAAGTTCACGCAGCGCATCTTTTGAGCCTTCGCTAACACAGCTCATTAAGAAGTTATGGGCCGCGCTACTCGCATCACCTTGTAAAATGGTGTTTTGCGCTTCGTCGTACTCGGCTGGCGTTGGGTTGAATTCAAGGTCTGTCGTGCCAACGGTTAAAACAATTGGTTTTGTCATGCTACTTCTCGCTCTTTATCTAACTTGTTTTCCAAACGGTCGAACCGTCCATTAATTGAATCTTTCAAATCGTCTACGGCTTCCCGTAGCTCATGCTTGGTGGCGTATTTTTCTGCAACATCCGCACGTTGGTTGGCAATTGCCAGCTCGTTTTTGTGAGTCCGCTGTTCGAGATCTCTGGTTGTTGCTGCGGATTTCTCAGCGCGGGTGTATACAAAACCGATCAGCGTTAACAGGAAGCCGCCCAATCCCAGCAACACGCGCCAATCCTCCATTTAGCCCCCTTGCAGATTCAGTTTTTTACTTTTATCCGCACTGCCTTTGCTGCTACCCAACCAAAAAGCCACCCCGGTGCCAAACGCACCTAGCACGGTGCCGGAAATCATGATCAGCACTTGGGCATACTCTTGCGATGGTTCACCGAAGAACAAAGCGGCAAACATTCCAGTGACCATTGCGCAAAGCAACAAAGCTAGAAGACTTGGCATCCAGTGATCTTTGTGCTGCTCACGTGCATGCTGCGTATCTGCTAGATTGGCTCGTTTGGCTTCCAAAGCTAAGCGACCTTCTTCAATCGAGAGACGTTTAAGCTCTTGCTCGTGCTCTTTCTCCAATTGACGCAGTTTGAACAATGCTTCAGTGTCATTGACCAACGCCTGTTCAATCGCTTCGGGCGTATTTTCAACACCAAGGGCATTAGCAACTAATCCACCTACCGCGCCCCCTGCAGGGCCACCAATTAAGGTGCCGACCAGTGGTGCAGCCGAACCAATGAGTGATTTCACTTTTTCCCACATATCAATCAATCCTTTAGAATTGTTAGGCTTGCTGGCTCTCCGCCAAGCTCTGCCATCAGGTTGTTAAATGCAGCGGTTGAGTTCATCACTGCCCATTCACCACCCACAAAACCAAAATCCACACCAGGAGCCAAACAACCTTGAAGCTGCTTAGGCGAATTCGCTTTGTGAACCAAAATATGAGTTCGCAGGCTTGGCCCTTGTCGAGTCACACCAAGGTCTTTGCTTTCCAGTGCATAGCACTCACCAAACTTTGGTGATTTATGTGGGAAAAGCGTGTAGCTACCTTCTGGAATACAGGACTTAGATGGCGCGTTGTTCAGCCAAGGTCGCTCAACAACACAACAAACCTGGCTACCATCAGCACGGTGTAACGTTGAATAGGTACCGTGGGGAAAGTAACGGCGCTTTAAAACAAAATGCTTCATCGCTTAAATCTCTCTATGTTGCTTTGGCACTGGGTGCAGTATTTACACCCTGGTACTTTTTGGCGGCGTTCTTCGGGTATTGGGACGCCACATTCGCCGCATTCCTGTGCGCTTTCCCGTTGTTCCATTTGCTTAGCCCTTGCCAGTTGGTTGGCAATCGCCACTTCTGTGAATTGGGTTTCAAGGCCGCTGGCATGGTCGATAACATCAGACATTACGCCCCCTGTTTATTGAGCTAAAAGCTACTGAACCAAATCTTCGGTTTCATCAGGGCGCAGGTATGGAACACCGTTGATTTTCACAAAGTCAGGGCTAGTTACTTCGAACGGCAGTTTGTGAACCAATGCACTGCCACCATTTGAATCGGCATCAAGAAGATCAGAGATTTTGATACGACAACCGTAGGCTTCAATTTTGAGCTCGTCTTTATCAATCTTGCCGTAGAACAGCGCGTCAAAATCAGGCATTCCACGCCAAGAGCCGGCTTTTTTTGCTGCCTTGCTCAACTGGTTGAATTGCTGCGTGGTAAGCTCCATTTCACCGCTTGCTTCCACATCACCATCGACATAGCCATCAGGCACACCAGAGGTTTTATTGACGGCAGAATTATCGGTAATGGATAGAGTGACTTTTTGCGCTTTGAGCTTGTAGTCACCCATTGAAAAATGCATGTTCTTGCCAGAAATACGCATGCTCATGAATTACGCCTCCGTATCTGCAGGGTTAGAGAGATCAAGCCCAATGTTGACAACAATGTGTTTCGGGCAGTTATGAGGGCGAACCATTAAGCCAATGTTTACTTTGGTTTTTGTCATCCACTGAATCGACACATCTTCATCACGTGGTGGCATGATTTCACCTGGGAACTGAATGCCGCCAATTTCAGTGGTCTTCGACATATCGCGCATGTCTTTACTGAAATAGGTGCGGTTGAGCTCAATACTTGGTGGTGTTGAGTTAAGGATTCGGTCAGCAATACGACGAATCGCTTTAATACGAACGCGGCGGTTTAGTTTGTGAACTGGGCGAACGTATTCAAGGAATTGATAGTCGCCACCTTTCGCTTCTAGCGTAGAGCCATCTGTCCAGTAGATGCCTTCCATATCCGCATACCATTGCGGCAGTGAATAACGCGCCTCGGCTAACGCTGCAATAGTGCTCATTTCTAATGGTTTACCCGCACTATCGACAGGCATTTCACCAAGACCTAGCAAACTACCTGTTGCAACGCGCATAGGGCTATCGGCTACCGTGACTGCGCGATCACATAGGCGACCACCAAGCACACCCACGTTGTTACCATTGAGTTGCGGCACTGGTGTAACCAAATTTGCGGCAACATCTTTGACTAGGGTTAGCATAGCCGTTTGATAGTCTGACCACGTTTGTGCACCTTCACCTTCTGCCGTAATACCAGGACAAGCAGCAAGGAAGAATACCCAACGACCAAGTTTGCTCGTGAGTTCTGTCGCCTTGTCTTGCATCGCGGTGAAGTCGGCTTTGTCTGTCACAACATCGACAATACAAATACCTTCAAAAGAGTCGGTACGGTTGGCAATGTCTACCGCTTCTTGCCAAGTAGCATCAGCCGCTAAACCAAAGATGGCACCCGTCCAGTTTTGTTTGCCATTAAGCTGCGCGGCTTTGACGTTTGCGCCTAGCGCATCATCGGCCACCACATCATCAAGATTGGTCATGTTGTTTACGCGCGTGACTTTACCTTGCAGTTCGGCTTTGTCGGTGCGCCCGATGTAGATCAGGTGGCGTTCAATTTCTGGAATCCCGCCTTGCCCTAAATTGAGGTTGTTTACCTCTACCTTTCCGGTTGCCATTGGTTGTTTCCTCGCTTATTTTCGCGTCTTGGCCTGCTCAAAGATTTTTATGAGTTGGCGGGTTACTTCGCGTTCTTTACTGCCTAATATCTGGCGTTCTGCCAATGGAATATCCCAAGCGGTGACACTAGGCTGATTGCTCAGCTCTCGGATAATTTGCCCGGCTTGGCCATGGGTAACGGTTTCCATTAACAAACGAAGGCTTGGCTTTTTCCGTCCTTTGCCGCTTTTTCTCGGTACCGTGTAACCCAGTTCCCTTAGCTTTCGCGCTTGCCCTTTACTGCAAGGCGCGGAATAGTCTGGTGTTCCCCAACGCTTTTGCATTTGGCGCTTGGTCATCTTTTGCTTTTGACCAAGATGATGCCGAGCTGCAATTTTTGCGGTGAGCTTGTTGCTCCAAGTCAGGTCGAGCATGTTGGCGTTTCGTACATAAGGGGTTAACCCTTTCGCCATGCGCCGCATCACCTTGCCGCGCTTCTTACCTTTTCTTGATTCTAACGCTTGGCCGTGAATATCTTTTTGTTGCTGAATGCGTTTGCGTGTATTGGCTTTTTCCCAACGGCCAAGGGTTTTCAGTATCCAAACTCGCTTCTTTGGTGGCAGTGCTAACATTGCAAGCTTTTCTTGCATGTTGAGCACATCCCTTCGATTCGCATTAATTGTTGGTTTCATTCACCAACTCCGCTTCTTCTGCGGTGTAAATCTCTACGGCTTGAACTCGATATTTGATTCCGCGCCAGGTGATCATTCCTGCCTCTGCATCTGGTACCAACTCGATAGGTTCCATCAGCTCAAGCTCTATGCTCACATCAGCCAGCTCACTGCTAATCACATCAACCGAAAGTGTTGGGTCTTCGAGCTCTTGTTCGTTGCGGTCTTCTTCATGGTCGCTTAACCAACAGGCCACAAGAGCAAGCAAACAGCGCGGGTCTAACAATCGGTGAGGAAATTCCTCTACCGAGATCACCGCGTTGTATTTCCAGTAACACGCGATGTAACCATCGTTGCCTCGGTCTTCACCACTTGGGACAATCGAGCCGTTCTCTTGCCAAGCATCAATTTTGTTATCAAGTACATTGCTATTGAGGTGGCTAACGATGTATTCCGTTAAATGCTCAAGCTTGGTCTTGTTGTAGGCTGTATCGCTCATATCGAATCAATCCCATTGGCACTTCGGCCAAGCAACAAGCGCACATCTTGATTGCTTTGGGTGATAAAGCGTGCCTCTTGTTCTGGTTCATCTGTCGCTACGCTTTCGCCCTCTTTGCGGCGGTCTTGCGTGGCGAACTCCGGCAATAGATCAGCATGGGCCAAACCATAAACTGCACGTTTATATGCCGCTGTTTTCGCTTTGTTTAGCTGTGGAGGAATATCATCAACCAACAGGCTTGCAAGTCGTTGTTGGATATTTAAAGCTGCAATGCTCACAGCTGCAGCCATTGAATCGTTGTCAAAAATGTGAGGAATACGGCGCAACTTGCGGAACTCATCAGTTGATAAATCCGGCCAACCTTCACCTTCTATGTTGGTATTTGGTGCACTATTAACTTTTCCACCAAAGCTCATCACGATCCCTTATTGCTTTTTGTTTCGAGAATAAGTGCGCCTCTAGCCACTGGTTCGACGGTATCGAGTTAGCCTATTGGCTTCTCTTACCTCACCAGCCGAGGCGCGGTGGCGTAGGAGTCTTTAAAGATTCTTGCCGTCTTTAATGGCACGAATACGTTGTTCAATTTTCTTGATTTGGGTGCCAACACCCACTTTGCAGTGCTTATTGTGAGCGTGTTGAAGTAGGGTCAATGCCTTTTCCAACGTTTCCAAATTGCCGATCGCTGTCGCTTGCGGTTGGCCTTCTTCATTTCGAATCAGGTATAAACCCGCGAACTTGTACCACTTGGCGTGAACCTTCTCGTGTAAGCGCCAATCTTTCTCGACCTTCTCAAATACTTGGGAGAAGTAAGGTTCAATTGAATTACCACGTTCCGATTCGCTTTCGGCCCACTCCAAGACCTGATCAGCACAGAATGTCGGCCAATCTCGGCGGAAGTTCTCTGGTGTTGGCAAGTCTCGTTCGATTGCCTTCATGCACCAATCAATGGCGGTATCCAGCTCTTTAATGTCGAACAGCCAGATCACCAAGTTGGTAAAGATTGGGTTTTCGAACTGTTCACCGCTTTCTAAGTAGCTTTGAACATACGATTTGTATTTCGGGACTAAGACATTGCGCTTATGCTCGACACGATCAGCAATCGCATTGAAAGAGCGCAAATGCTTGCGGTCTTCTTCGAAGTCAATCAGCTTGATGTGCAAACTATCGGTGTCAGCCGCAGGGCTAACATTAAAAGCTTTCTGCTCTCTTGCCGCTTTCTTCGCAAGGTTGTCTCTCATGCCAGGAGATAAGCGCATAGTCATTTACCCTTATGCTGCAGGTTTCGCACCGAAGTGCACTTTCGCTTCATTGAAGCTTGCGTAACCTTCATGATCACCAACTGCATAACCTTCATTACGTAGGTATGAGTTTTCATGCTGCTTGCGGTCTTCTACATGCTCAGACTTGCGGTGACGCGTGTTTTTCTGCGTGTAGACATGCAAGTTTTTCAACGTGGTGACTGTCATTCGCATACCAGGGAAGAACGGTGGCGACATTGCACGACGACCAGCAATAGAGTTTGGCAATTGTTGAGCTGCTTTCTTCTCTGTTGGCGTAGTTGCTGCGTCATATAAACGCGCCTGTTCGAATGAGAGAAGATCGGCACCAACCAACACAATTAGATTCGGGTCGCTTCGTAACGCAGGATGAATCTTGGTGTTAATTAGGTCAGATGCCATTGCATCTAAGTTGGTGTAATCACCACCACCGTCAGGATCTAGATAAACATCTACATCAATGATTTGGTCTGGTGACTTCTCTTTAACTAGCTGCTGCCAGCCTTTGTTAACATCTTCACCATTTGGGTTGTTCACCGGATCAGTTGTTTCAGCTACCGAAGTACCGTTGAAGCCAACACGAATAATGTCTTGCGCGAAATTCAGCGTTGCGTTTTCGTTTAGGCGCTTCATGAATTCGCCAGGCTTACCGGAGTTCGCCCAAACGCTTAACAAATCCCACGTAACAACAGCACAAGAGTCGGTTTCGACTAGGGTGTAGGTATTGCCATCAACACCACTTGATGTGGTATGACGACCGCCTTTTTTACGGCCTGTATGTAGCTTGTTGGTGCCAACATCAACAACTTGGCCTGAAATTTGGTCTACATCTTCAACCGTGATCAGCTTGAGGAAATCAACTGATTCCATCAGCTTGTTTTTTAGCGCCGTTTCAACTGGGCCCGAGATAGCGAATTGCTTACTCACATCAGGGCGAGAAAATACTTCACACTGTTTTGCGCAGTATTCTTCCAGTAATGCACGAGCGGTTTGAGTTAATTGCATTTACTATTGCTCCTTACAAAAAGTGGCTTGTGTCTTCCGCCGCACCTTCGCCTAGAGGCTCTTGACCAGGTACTTCTTTCGAAAGGGCGTTGAACTTAGTTTCAAGACCAGAAACTTTTTCCATCAGTGGCGCAAGAGCCGAATTTACCGCAGCATAGAACTGCTCGACTGTTGCACCTTCCGGTGTTTGTTCCGGTTCTGGTGTTTCTGGGGTTTGCTGACCAAACTCTTGTTTGAGTTCATTTTTCAGCTCAGTTTTTAAATCTTCTTTAAGCACACCAAATTGCTCTTTTAGTGCTGCTTTTAATTGTTCTTCGGTCACTTCCGTTTCCTCTGGTTCTGGCTGTTCAGTTGGTGTTTCTGGCAGTTCCCCACCAGATTGGAAATAGCTTGCGATGGTCGCAAATGCTTGCGCTAACGGATTGACAGAGTAAAACTCGCTAAGGTCTATTTGCTCCAATGAATCGGTTTCAATCTCTTGAGTTTCACCCGCTTGGCGAGAGAACTTGAGGCGAGTCGTGCCCGTTGAGGCTGGGGAGTCAGTCACAGCTAGGCCAATCAGGTAAGCTCGCCCCGTTCCTTGGAAATCTGGATGCATCTCGATAGAGGTATAGAGCTTCTGACCTTTTTTGTTAGCGGAGAGTAAGAGCTCATTTGGCGTGATTTTGGCAAGTAATCGCAATTTACCTGCACGTTTTTCGGCTTTAACTTCCGGCACTTCGCCCCAGTTATTACCTTCGAATACGTTCCAATGAGAGCGAGAGTGTTCAGGCCAAATTAATGCGGCATAAAGTGCAGGCGAATACGACTCACCCATCTCTTTAATTTGTGCTGCGCTAATCTGACGACCGTCTACGGTAGCACCTTCAGTTGCAACAATATTCCAATCACTGGTTTTGCTCATATTTGTCGTTTGCCTAGTTAATTACGTCAAATGAATCTTGGTCACGGCAAACAATACGCCTTTGACAGACTGCTTTCAGCCACTTCAATTCCTAGAAATTCGGATTTTGGCTAAATCCGAATTCATCCGAATTTTGCTTAGTCATTTGCGAGTTTTCGGGGCGTATGATGCAGCTATGGCATATTCAGATGAAATAAAAGAGGCCGCGAAAAAGCTTTATTTACGCGGGGTACCTCCAAAGGAAATAGCGGCGCAACTTAACCTAAATAGCGACCGCATCATTTATACCTGGGCGGAGAAATTCGGCTGGGCTTTGTTGTTGAATGAACTTTCTGTAGAGGAAATGATTAACCGCCGATTGGCCGTGTTAATTGATAAAGACGAGAAAAGCGATCAGCAACTTAAAGAGATGGATAAGCTTATAGACCATCACGTTAAGTTGCTAAAAGCTCATACCGATGCAAAAGCCAAAGCTGAACGTATGCTTTCGCAAGGCAGCTCGAAGTCGAATGCTTCAGAGCCGTCTAATCAAAGCCGTGGTGGTAGTGGCAACAGCAAGAAAAAAGGTAAAGGCAAAAACAACATCGAGCACCTTTGTGAAGGTGACTTTGTCGATTGGCATGAATCGCTGTTCGAATATCAGCATGTCATGCGTAACAACATTAAGCAGCGTATTCGTAACATCCTAAAGTCACGCCAAATTGGGGCGACTTATTATTTCAGTGGTGAAGCCTTAGAAGATGCAATTCTGACGGGTGATAACCAAATATTCCTTTCCGCTTCTCGTGCTCAAGCCGAGGTTTTCCGCAGCTACATTATTGCCATTGGTAAAGAGTTCTTAGACATCGAGTTAACCGGCAACCCGATCATTCTTTCTAACGGTGCCGAACTTCGCTTTTTATCAACCAACAGCAAAACAGCCCAGAGTTACCACGGCCATGTTTATGTCGATGAATATTTCTGGATACCCAAGTTTGACGAGTTGAACAAACTTGCTTCGGCAATGGCTACGCATAAGAAGTGGCGCAAAACGTACTTTTCTACGCCATCATCGAAAATGCACCAGGCTTACCCATTTTGGACAGGCGACCAATGGCGCAAAGGCAAAGAGTCGCGCGCAAAGATTGAATTCCCTACCTTTGAAGAATATCGCGACGGTGGCCGACTCTGCGATGATAAACAGTGGCGTTATGTTGTCACCATTGAAGATGCAGCCAACGGTGGTTGTGACTTATTCGACATTGAAGAACTACGCGAAGAGTACAGTCAAGACGATTTCGAAAACCTGTTCATGTGCGTGTTTGTTGATGGGGCTCTGTCTGTATTCAAGTTTTCAGACCTTGAAAAAGGCATGGTGGATGCCGCCCACTGGCAAGACTTCAAACCAAACAACAAACGACCTTTTGCCCATCGAGAAGTTTGGTTGGGTTACGACCCAAGCCGAACCCGAGATAACGCCTGCTTGGTGGTTGTGGCTCCGCCTGTCGTAGCGGGTGAACGGTTCCGCGTACTAGAAAAGCACTATTGGAAAGGGCTCAACTTCCAATATCACGTTTCTGAAATCGAAAAAGTCTTTAAGCGCTACAAGGTGACTTACATCGGAGTAGATACCACGGGCATTGGCGGTGGTGTTTGGGATTTGATTTCGAAGAAGTACCCGCGTGAGGCTCACGCAATCCACTACAGCAACGAACAAAAAAACCGCCTAGTGATGAAGATGATCGACGTTGTAGAAGCCAACCGACTTCAATTTGATGCCGAACACAAAGACATTGCTATGGCGTTTATGGCGATTAAGCGAGTACCAACGGCCAGTGGTAACGCCATGACATTCAAAGCAGAGCGCAGCCAAACCACAGGCCACGCCGATGCATTCTGGGCTATCTCTCACGCCGTCGCTAATGAGCCGTTAGACCACTCAACACCAACTAAATCAACTTGGGCAACCGCAGCATGACCGAGCAAACAGAAACTTTAGTCAGACAAGAAGAACAATCACCAGAGTCGGTCTATCACATCGACTCCACACCCGAAGCCATCGACTCTAATAGTTGGATGACCTCATACTCAGATTTGTTTTACAACGACACCGATAACTACTGGGAACCACCCATCTCTCGCACTGGATTAGCCGACATAGCCAGAGCCAACGCATATCACGGCTCTTTGTTGATTGCTCGGGCCAACTATGTCGCAGGACGATTTCAACAAGGTGGTTCGACTCGCCGCAGGCACATTCAAGCTTTTTGCCGCGATTACTTCACCTTTGGTGATGCCGCTTTCTTAAAAATCCGTGATGGCTTCAAACGCGTAGTGCGCTTGCATCCGTTACCAGGCATGTACTTACGCAAACGCAAAAACGGCAACTTCGTTATTCTTGAGCGAGACAACCAACAGCGAGAATACCGCAAAGAAGATGTGATCTTCTTGCCTCAGTACGACCCGCAACAGCAAATTTATGGTTTGGCCGATTACTTGGGCAGTATTCAAAGCAGCTTACTAAACAAAGATGCAACGCTATTTCGCCGCCGCTATTACAAGAACGGTGCGCACATGGGCTTTATCTTTTACGCGACTGACCCTAGCTTGAGCGAAGAAGACGAAGAGATGATGAAGAAAACCATTGCCAGTTCAAAAGGCGTGGGTAACTTCCGCAGCATGTTTGTTAACATCCCGAACGGTAAAGAGAAAGGGATTCAATTAATTCCTGTGGGTGACATTGCCACCAAAGATGAGTTTGAGCGAATCAAGAACATAACCGCACAAGACATTCTTGTGGGCCATCGCTTCCCAGTAGGCAAAGCAGGAATTATCCCCCAGGGTACCACCAGTTTAGGAGACCCAATCAAGATCGGCAGCGAGTACGCCAAGGACGAAATTATCCCGGTATGTGAGCTGATTATGGATGAAGTGAACAGCGACCCAGAAGTGCCTAGGTCGCTGCATTTGCGGTTTGACTTAAACGCTAACATTGCTATTTAAGAGGTAGATAATTGATCATTGCATCAGGGTACTCTGCGCTAATGATACCCTCGATTTGCTGAGGGGAACCTTGCTCTACTGAAGGGTTCCCAACTTTTTTCCCATTTTTATAACCTTGGCAAGAGTACTTCACCTTAGTTTTGTTCGGCTTTTCCATCAAAGTGCAATCTACTCGATCAAATGACATAATATGCTCCTTGCTGCATTAACAACCAGCATAAGTGTAGACAAGCATACTCAACAATGCGAACTGTACATAAATACAGTTTTTAGCTTAATATGGAACTGTCAGTCAGTTCAGCTAGGTCATTGTTATGAGAGTGTTTTGCCCTGAATGCGGTGAAAAAAGCCGCATCCAAAAATCAAACAGAATAAGTGCTAAGTACGCAGATTTATATTGCTCATGTAGTGACCCTGAATGTGGTCACTCATTTGTGATGAATTTGTCTTTTAGCCATTCTCTGAGCCCTAGTGCTAAAACCACATCACAATTAGCTTTTAATATGGTTAAGGCTTTAGCACCAGAGCATAGAGAAGAATTAAAGCAGCAGCTTTCCATTCTATAGTTTGAAAGTAGGACTATCTGCTTCATCAGCCATCCTGATTATCGACTGGATGGCTTTTATTTTTTCATCATCCAAAAGATGAGCAAACCTTGGGAATACTGCCTCTAGTAGCACTCGCCCCGCTTCCTCTCTTGCCTCTCCCACAGTACTGACGGCCACACCATCAATGATTACATCCAAAATGGATTGAAACAGCAGCTTTTCTTTAGACATATCAATACCCTTACAACTGAATAAAGCAATATACTGTATATCCATACAGCTTTCTACTGTATGGACCTTATCTTCGTAGGATAATGACAGCTAAAACACATTGACAAAAACGAACAAAAAACACCCAATGTCACTTAAGTAAACTAGGCAAGATAAGCGCTACCTATGTTCTTCTAGCTTGCTCAATCCGAACAACCTACAGAATTGAAAATGTTCATTTTTATTTTTGTAGTACTGTTCTCACTTTTTATCGGCTGTTTGTAATTATCTTACGGTAAAAATTATCGCATTAAACTAACGGCCAGTCGGCTTCCCGTTCTGAGAAAAACGAAAGGTCAGGTTGTTGATATTCTTCTGTTGCTTGCTCTGACTGGGCGAAAACCTTGTCCCAGCCTTCAAAATCCATCCATTTCAGATTGTCTGCCGGCACCCGGCTTACTTCGACCAGCTGCGCCGGGCGTTTATTGCCGCGTTCGTCTACCTCCGCTGGGCGGATTTGCAAACTTCTTTCGCTATCGATACGAATGGAGCTGCCTTTTAGCAGTGCGGCCAGTGCTGCATCATCCATGGTTGGCGAATCTTTCGCCTTAATCTGTTTAGGGTTGAGTAAACGCGTTAGCTGATCGCAGACCTGTACTTTCTCGGGCTCCGTACAGTTATTGACAGAACTCCTAGACTAAAATTCTCTATTTACTTCTGCTAGAGCGCGTTCCTTGTACGCTAAAATTTCTTCTCTTCTAATAAAGCTCGACATAACAGACATTGGTACACACTCTACCCGATCATAAACTAAGTCTTCAAAAACACTCGGATTTTCTGAAGATTGCAACAAAGAAACAATGTTCTTCAACAAATCACTTAGAGAGGTGTTATTTCCAAACGCTTCTGCCTTGTATACACATAAATAGCCAAATAATGGTAAATCATCTCTAATCAGGAACCCACCTTGAATAACACTCGATACATCAAGATGCTCCAGCATGGCATAACGTTCGACCAATAAAATGAACTCCAAAAAATCGCTGTTATCTCTATCAAAGACAGCACAATTTGCAGCTAAGCCCTGAAGAACGTCACTTGGTATCATTGAACGAACTAAACTAGAGTATGCTTTTTCATTTTTACTTGGTTTCTGTCGCAAATAATCCCTAGTAAATTTCTGTTTTGTGTTTACAGGGTGATTTCGCGCGATAAATTTCAAAACCTGGTAAAGCACACGATAGTATTTAGATAGCTTTGCGTTCCCCAATACACTTCGTCTAGGCTCTTCTATGTAAGAATCCGTTTTGAATCTCAACACGCTTAATACAGCAGGATCATCAGCGAGCTCCGAGAGCACCTTACTGTGTTCAGCAAGTAGTGTAGAAAACGTAGCATCAAACTGTTGTTGTTTGGCAGTTAACTGTTGCGCTTCAGCGGCTTCTTTCGATGCGTATACTTGTTCAGCGAGTGCTTTAGCTTGTTGTTCATTTGCTTCCGCAGTTTTCTCCAACTCTCTCCGAGTCATCGATAATTCTTTAGTTTGTAAAATTATTGTGTAAAGCAAAGCCATTAATGATACGAAAGCCAATACAGGATTCAGTAAGCCACCAAAGTAGTCACCTCGCGTACCAAGAACTCCAGCAACATCAGATTGCTTCACCTCATGAAGCAGTTTTGCTGATACCTCTGGAACCTTTTCAAATGGCTCAAATGCATTTTGATATTGCACATAAACGTAGTATGCAAACAATAGTAAGCCAACCAGTACAACAGAAATGATCATAGCGTGAGCTAAACTTACCAATTCATGCGAGTTTTCTTCAAACTCTGGTTTTGGTTTGAGGTTATTTTGATTATTTGGTTTCATTTTGTTCTATCAGTAATAAAAACGACGCAACATTAATCAATATATGCCTTTCGTTCAATATGTTATTTCACTCTCTAGGTTTACATACCCAACAAACTAACGCAGCATCGCTATGTGCCGCTCATCTAAATAATCGGCGGTCAAACTTCTCCAATAGTTTGCCTCGGCTTCGTCCATTTCATTTGGATAAAATGGGTCACTTAGAACTGCTTTCCAATACGCCTGATTGTCTTTGAACCTAGCGAATGAGTGTTGATAAAAGTTATCGGCACTGTGCTTCACATCACTCAAATCTATGTCGCGACACTGCAACGCCCAGCCTCTTGCACCAGCTGCCCAAAACATGAAGTCATCTACCTTTTGTTTTGCGTCCTCACCTTCGAACGTGATGCAAAAGCGATTCGTAGAGCTGACATGCACACCGCGTTCTTTAATGGTCTTGTTGAGTATTTCAGCTTGCTTTTCTAATCGGATAATTCGTTGGTAAAGGCGGTTTTGGTAGTCCTCCGGTTTGCTCTGCTGTTTTGCTATCGACTTGGCCTTAATGGTTTGTGCTTTCGCTGCTTGCAGCTTTCTGATCTGACGTTTGATTGGCTTCTTCCACTGTTCGAGCTTGTAGCCTAGTTCTTTAATAATGGCCGTCATGTTGCCAGCTTCAAATGAGGCAAGTGTTTCCCAAGCTGGCGCTCGAGAACACTTAGCAATGTTATAGCGGTTACCTTTAATCAAACCTTGGTCTGCGTTTTCACCTTTAGCGGCATAACCCACTGCTTTGATGATGTAAGAACCGGCGGCTTTTGGTTTCTTGATTCGCTCAAGCTTGGCAAAGCCATGACCCCATATTTTTTCAAGACGCTTTGCCCAGGGGCTAAACAAATGCTCCGGAACCGTCCACCGCAACAATATGTGAACATGAGGGTTTGGTTCACCATGTTCATTAGCTGGGCATTCGGCCACCCAAATATAGTGAAAATCTGCAGCCTTGTTCGTTGGGCCAATATCACTGGGTTGAACATACTTGGCGACTTTCTCGTTGGTTAAATCGCTGTACTTTTGCCCTGACTCAGAATCCACCTGAGTTGTATGATCAGCAACCCACCCTCTTTGATACATTTTTTTAGCAGCATCAATAAACCGAGAGACTTCTCGACCTATTGTTGTCTCTAAGGTTTTCTCCATAGTGAATTCTTGTTCAGGCTTTTGCTTGATATCGCAGTATGGTCCAGCAATCACACCATCTCGGTTCATAATTTTGGGAAGACGATTATCTTTACTCGGAACTGTCCAATACTCTCCCCCAATATCTGTAATCGGATGCCAGATTTTCTTTTCACCAGCTTTTGGGTGAACCGTTACCATGTTTCGCTTGTACATGATGGGATGATTGGCCCCCATTGCTCGGCACTCTTCTTCACCAAGCATTCCTCCAAATATCGCCAATCGTTGCGCTTGAGTGAACGTCAAAGTTAGGAATGTAGAAAATCCGCCATGGCATGCTGCTACGTAAGCACCAGATTCAAAAATCTTGCTTACTGAACGTGAGGTTAGTTTTTCAGAGAAGCGCTCACCAACATTCGCGGCGGGAGCTGCGCTTGAAGGCGTTTCGGTAACCGCTTGAAACTTGTAAGTGTCGTTCCACGAACGGTGCATTAACTGTATCGATATCGGAATTAGCCCCGTTTCACCTTTGGCTCGCCTACCATTCTGGTTGAGTATCGCTGGCGTGGAGCGTTCAGTCGTCTCGTACAAGTCATGGTGATTGAAGGTTGCCTCTGCCGAAGACAAAACAGTTCTAGGGCGCAGAGACTTCGCTAGCCCTCTGATTATCCGAATTTGGCGCTCTTTTCTGACTCGGAATTCTCTTGTCGGACTTTTGCACCCTTTGACTAGCCTATACTCTTCCGCGATTCTCGCCGCCGCTTCGCGGTCGTGTTCCGAGAGATAATTTACAGATTTATAGAAATCAGTTCGGTCTTGAAGATCTCGCTCGCGCTTAGATTTTCGGTTAGTAACGCGGTCATAAATTGTAAATTTTTTGACCATGCCACTATCCAATAGTGCCTGTTCACGGTCTGAGTAAATTTTGGAACCTAAAAAACCAGCATTATAGCTGGCGTCATTATTTCTGATTCGATCCAGGGGCATTACTGCCCCTGCGACAAACAATAAATCATTGCTGACCACAGACTTACCTCTTTTCGATACCTTCAGGAGTCCAACCGTGAATATCACGTCGCGTTCGAAGAATTACCGCCTTAGTTTCGCCAGCTAGCAAACCTTCGATTGTGATTTGGCAATGTGGACAACCGCAGAAATCACCACCACATTCGCACTGTTCTTCACTGCTATGGCGAGCATCTGTATAAGGCTTCAACTTTAAGCAGTCTTGGCACAGGACGTGTTTGGGATCGCTCATACCTCCTCCAACTCTTGAGTTGTCACTAACATAAAACCGCCCTTGCCGTTGCCTTTACTCAACACGCCTTTGGTTAGATGTTTGCAGCTGAGGGATGCACAGGCCTGTTCGATCGCTTGGTCAATAGAATCAAAGTCGCCAACCTTCACATTGGCAACTTCTTGGGTTTCTTCATGGCGGATGATTCCGCCATCTGGGCAAAGCATTATTGCGGCGTACTGCATAGTTCTGGCTCCAGTTCTTTCTGATCACGACGAACCGCAATGCGGTCAATCAATGCATCTTCAATGTTCAGTAGTTCTTCTAGCGCACGTTCCCTATCAATCAACACAACGTTGTGCGCGTGGTTCGTCGTGTTTTCATCAAACACAATCACGTTCAGAAGGCTCATTTTTGACGAGTACTCGATACGAATACTGATGATGTCTGCACTATCCAACGCTAAAGCGAACAGGCTGTTGATAGTTGCTTGGATCGCGAGTTTGTTTGCTACTTCATTAAGGTCTTTATTCATCTTCTATGCTCCTACGCTTAGACGAAAAAAGGCCCCCATGGATACAGCGGGGGCAAGGCTGGCTAGGTGATTAATGGGTGTTACTGAACTGGTAGTGTTTAAGGCGACGAACGTCACCGACATTTCGGTCGAATAACGTTGCGACTTCTTTAATCTGTTGCATGCCGTTGCGGATTTTATGCAGTTCCAAATCGTTAAAGCTGTCGAAGTCGCGCACGTGCTCCGAAGCTTTAAGATCACCGGCTATCAACACCAAGCCGCGAAAGCGTGGTGGCATACCGTTCCACAACGCCTCTAACTTGCCGCGTGTTGCGGAACCATTGAAAAGCGCTTTGCATGCAGCAATGCTTTCGTTGGCGTTGGGTGCTTGTTGTCGTTGTTCTTGTTGAATAGCTAACTGACTCATGATTGCTCCTTAGGCTAAACCTGGAAGTGGCGCACCGTTGGCAAGGAAATCTGTGCTCATTTGCATTAATGGCTGTAAGCCTGTGGTGCGGTTTTCAAGGTCATTGATAAGCAAAACCAAATTGCCTAAAGCCGCTTGAGCTTTAGCAAGGGTTTTACGCTTACGAGATCGCGGTAAACGCTCTGCGGTGCACATTGCCAACGCATCGCCAGAAAGCTCACCGGAATGGGTGTTTAGTTTTAGAAATCGCTCAAACAAGTTCAGATCATCTTCTGTTTTTGGCAGTGGGATAGTGACCACCCCATCATCTGCAAATAACGTATTTACGATTGAGTAATCGCCAGAAACACGACTGATAGAAGCAAGTACTACTGGTTTAAGCACATGCGGTTGGTTTGGGTTCAACATGTTGCGAAGCATGGTGCCGTTAAATTCTAGCTTACGGGCAATCGCTTCAACATCGTGATTGACAACAAAGTCACAGCAAGCAGCATCAAAAGCTTGTTGTTTGCGTTCACGTAATACGCACATTGAGTCATTCGCGTCCATAACTAATACTCAAATAAAGAAGAAAGGTACGAAAACGAATGCCCAGCCAAGGATATTTAGCCAGAGTGGGCACTTGTTCGGATATTTATCTTCCCAAGACTCACTCGCCTGATGTTGCAACGTAATATCTTGCTGAGTGAGTTTGGTTTTTGGTAGGAGTGCGAAGCTCATACTTGTTGCTCCGCTGCACGTTGGTAAACCTTTACGAGGTTAATAAGAACACTGCCGCGCTCTCCCTTCTTCTCTAGAATTGGGATTTCGCCAGCAGCAATAGCTCGGTCTAGTGATGAACCTGACCAACCAGTACGACGAAGAAACTCTTTTTTAGTACAAAAAGGTGCATCAACCGCTATTTGAATACTTGCCATAAGTGGTATCCTACAAGTTTGAGATTTGTTGATGCCTATTGGTGGTACATGACAGCATCAACTCGTATTTAACTTATTGTTGATCTTAATAACGACCTTTTCAAGGTCTTTTTTGAGATTTGGATTGCTATCAATCAGAATTTTGTTCTTTTTTGAGATCCAAGGCAGCAATTAGTGCTTTTTTGAGATGAGGACTTTTTGGAATGACTAGAATCCCTGCAAAAGTACCCGCTTTTGACTATTTGGGCGGACGTGATTTCACAGATAAGCTTAAAGAAGTTACTGGGTGTGCTTCGTATGACTTACTTGCGGACTATTACGGAATCCCTAAATCTACGGTTTTCACTTGGCATCAACATGACCGGACTGCATTTGAGTTAATAGTTAGAGAGCACTTAGCATCGGGAGCATCTGTGAAATATCTTGCTTTAGGAGAAGGCGAACCTTTTCCTAAAAAGGAAACCGCAGTTACTACTAGCAGTATTGAAAAGTTTTCAATCGTTAACGGCAAACTTGAAAAAGTGGGAACCGTTGAGCTCGGTTTATCCACTCTCAATGAATTTGGTCTTGTTAAAGATAACCTCATCATTATTGAACAGCATGGGTGCCACTTATATGTGAACAAAGCTGAGTCTCAGCCCGCATCAGGTTATTACTTGTTGGATATTGATGGCGTTTTATCGGTTAACTACCTGCAACGATTACCTGGCAAAAAGTTAGCAATCGCATTCGACACATCAACGATTGAAGTATCCGAAGAAGATATAAAAGTGCTTGGCCGTGTGGCTTTGGAGATGAGGAAGAAGTAACAATGACAAAGCTTTGTTATAGTAGTCAGTATATTGAACAACAAGCCCACAAAGTGGAGAGAGAGTAATAATGGAATTTCGCATTAAAAACTTGGGTAAGATTAAGCAAGCTAATATCGAAGTTAACGATCTCACAATTATCTGTGGACCAAATAGTTCTAATAAAACTTGGTTATCTTATTTTATCAACCACATCTTAAGTTCAGTAAACCAAAGCGTTTCTGATATCGTCATGACCATGGACAGTTCTCTAAATGATGAAATTGAAAACCTACTTGATCTAGGTTCTGGCTCTATAGACTTAAATAATCATAAAGATATATTTCAACAAGCATTTGAGTTATCTGCTAAAACAACGCTAGACAAACTTCCAAGTTATTTTAATCTGGGTTCTGAAGTTTTTGAAGAAACACAGATTGATCTATGTGAGCATGTCGCAATAAATGAAAATAAATATTCACGTGTAGATGGTCGAAGAGTTAAATTAGAAAAACCGTTACACTCTAGCGTAGTCAACATTGATGTCATCCCTGATAGTGAGGGAAAAATCGTCTACAGTAATGGTAAAGGTTTCAATATTATACGCCATTTATTAAAGCGTGAAATATATTCCCACATTACACGTGTATTATTATCAGACTCAATCTTTAGACCATTCGTGATTACATCAGAACGAACTGGTTGTATGGTTTTCCAACCAGAAATAGACAGAACTACTATTAAAGCTAAAGAAGCATTTTCAGAATTAAGCGAAATAGCAGATCTTGAATCTTTGCCATCAGAATTTATAGATACTCTAGAAGAGTTAAGCCAGGGTGAACATTACACCTACGCAAACCCTGTAAAACACAATGTAAACATAGTTCGTGATGCTAGTATCTACATGAGACATAGCAGCTTTATCAAGGACGCACACCCAGAAGTTCTTGAAGCAATTGATAAAGTAAATGGCGGTACATTTAGCTACGCAAATTCACAGCTAATGTTTACGACTGAAGATGAGTCTAATACGCTTCCTGTTAGCATTTCGTCATCTTCCGTTAAATCTCTATTCTTACTTGACCTGTATATTAAATCTATCGCAGGACCTAATGATTTATTACTGATAGATGAGCCGGAGCTTAACCTACATCCAGATAATCAGCGATTGATGGCTCGTGTTATTGCCCGCTTAGTAAACACTGGGGTTAAGGTTCTGATTACAACACATAGTGATTACCTAATCAGAGAAATCAATAACAGCATCATGCTAAGTAATGTCTTCAACGATAGAGAAGAAATTATGAAGTCAAATGACATCATTGAAGAAGACATTCTGAAGCCAAGCCAAGTATCAGCATATATGGTGGATGAAAAGGGCGTTGTTTCTGAAATGGCAGTCGGAAAGCTAGGTATCAACACTCAAATTTTTGATTGCATCATTAACAGTGCTAACCAATTACAAAGTGAGATCTACTTTAACTTGGATGATATTGATGAGTGATTTCAAAAGACACATTACAAGAATACTGGCAGCTGAAGCGGTTATTGAAATCAAACCCAATGCAGCTGGCTTCCATTACATTGATTTAAAAGAAGATGGTCGCGATGCAACTCTTAAACATCTAAAACTAAATCATATTAAAGAGTCTGATACATGTATTACTTTTGATGTATCTGGCGATCAAAAATTTAAAACCTACTCTCCTTACCTTAAATCGAGTGAAGGGCTTACCTTTAACAAGCGTTGTGATTTCGTAGTAGCTAGATACGAAGGTGGAATCTGGCGCGTTTACTTTGGAGATCTAAAGTCGACACGCGTTGAAGTAAGCAACATTATTAAGCAGCTTTCTTCCACAAAGGTTTTCTTTGATTTTATATTGGAGATTATAAAAAACGAATTTGGCAACAATGAATTAATTGATTATGTGCCTAGATTTGTGTGTGTCCACGATAATGCCAAAGAACCATCGGCTGGTGTTTTGAGAGCCACAACCATTCCCGGCAACTCAGAACCTTCAACGAAAATCTGCAATGAAACAAAAAAACAACTCATCATAATGCCTGTAGGGGTTACTGCTACAGGAAAAGCAAAAGTGAGTTTTAACCAGTTTTGTAGCATTTAAAAAAGTTGGGTTAGTCATAAATGAATAATAGGTAGAACCAAAATGTCCAAAACAGTAATGTTGGTACACTATCTATTATTCTCATCATTACGCTATGAAATGCCTCTGGCCAAGTCATTTTACTTTCTTGTAGATTCATCGGACACCTCATGGAATTGCACACTCAACTTATCGTTCACAAAGATTTTTCTGATCAGGTGTACAGTATACTTGATTCACATTCAATCAAACACAACGAACTCAGAACTTTCTCAACCGACAGCTTGGACACTCTAATACTCATTTTACAAAATGCTCCATGGGAAAGTATCGCAGCGGTTATCGGATCTTTTTGCTACCTCGGTTCCGAAAAAATCAAAGCTAAAGCACGCAAGAAGGTTGTTATCGCTTATCCAGATAACAGCAGAATCGAAATTACTGGCGACTATTCAATCGAAGATATCCAGAAAATAACGCATCCACACAAGCAACTTTATATCTCTATGTTTGAAGAAAATGAGCATTCGTAAGTTAGAAGACGGTAACAAAAAACCTTGGCTCTGCGAGTGTTATCCTCAGGGCAGAAACGGGGCCAGAAAACGTAAGCGCTTTGCCACCAAAGGCGAGGCGGTGGCTTACGAAAAGTTCCTGATGAAGGAAGTCGATGATAAGCCCTGGCTTGCTGACAAGAAAGACTTACGGACACTCCAAGACTTAGTTGAACTCTGGTACAAACTGCATGGCCAACACCTGAAATCCGCTGAAAAAGTTTACCCTCGCCTCTGCACCATCGTTGAGGAACTGGGGAACCCTTTTGCTATCAAGTTCACCGCAAAAGACTTTGTTCACTGGCGCTCTGGCCGAAAATCAAAAAACCGATACGGAGACGAGACTACTGCAGGCAAAGCGATATCCGCGCCTACCAATAATCTCGACCTTAGATATCTGCGTGCAGTTTTCAATGAACTCACTTCTCTTGGCGAGTGGACTCAACCAAACCCACTTGCAGGCGTTAAACAGATCCCTGTGACTGAACCTGAAATGGCTTTCTTCTCAGATAAGGATATTACTGCGCTCTTCGACAGGCTAAGTAAAAGTAAACGCGCCAAAGAGTTCGAACTGATGTGCAAAGTTTGCTTATCGACAGGAGCACGAATTTCAGAAGCTAATAACCTTCGTCTTCCGCAGATTACTAAATACAAGATCACGTTTCTTGACACCAAGAGCAAAAAGAACCGTACCGTGCCAATCACGGAAAAGCTCTATACCGAGCTGATGGAGTTTGAGCGAACGGGAGAAAAGGACAAGTTGTTTAAGAACTGCGTTCACGGGATTACATATGTAGTGAATCAGACGTTTCCGGAACTACCAGATGGTCAAAGCACCCACGTATTTCGTCATACGTTCGCAAGTCGCTTCATGGAAGCCGGAGGGAACATTCTCGTACTGCAAAAAATTCTTGGGCACAGTGATATCAAAATGACGATGCGTTATTCGCATTTTTCACCCGATCACCTTATTCAGGCTGCTGAGTTAAATCCGATTTCCAGCTTGGGATTGTAGCCATGACTTCAGAGGAAAATGGCGACAAAATGGCGGCAAATTTTCTTAATATTGATGAATATTGATTAGCATTGATAAAACAGGGCTTTTGTAAGGCATTGAAATATCTAGTTAAACCTTGATTTTACTGGGCTGCTGGAATAACTATTGATTACACTAAGTAAGATGTTGTTCCGCGCTTTAACGCCCGTTAAGGCGCGGTTATTTCTACTGGAACCCCATTCTGAGCGGCAATAACGGCTTTCGCTTTCACATTCGTCAATCCAAATTCATTTAGCCACCAGCCCAATTCTTTCGGAACTTGTAAATGATCTTTCTCGCCATTGCTGCGAGTTAACGGTTCATGCGCTTCCACAAACACACTACGATCCGGCTCTAGTGACACTTTCACTGGCTGGTTGATGATGTTTACTTTTTCACCACGACGAACTTTGTCGAACAACCATTCGATATCACTTGGGTCCATACGAATGCAACCAGCACTCACGCGCATTCCGATGCCGAAATCTTTGTTGGTACCGTGAATAAGGTACTCACCATTTCCGTAAGCTAGACGAAGTGCAAACAACCCAAGCGGGTTGTCGGGGCCTGCTGGCACAACCGCAGGTAAATCCACCCCTTTCGCTCTGTATTCTGCACGAATAGACGCAGGTGGCGTCCATGTTGGGTTCGGACGTTTTTGGCTGATGCTGGTTGTCATCACTGGTGTATCTCGCCCAATTCGCCCAATACCAACAGGGAAAACATGCACCACATCTTCGCCCTCTGGGAAGTAGTACAAACGCAGCTCTGCCAAGTTAATCACGATGCCTTGGTGAGGAACTTCAGGAAGAATAAGTTGAGATGGAATAGTAAGCACGCGCCCTTCTTGAGGAAGAAATGGATCAACGCCTTTGTTCGCAGCCATCAACGCTAGCATACCTACGTCGTAATGCTTAGCGATGTTTGCCATGGTCTCGCCTTCTTGCACAACGTGGTTTTCAATGCGACCAATCAAACGGCTGCCGTCCTCTGGTAACTCGTACATTTTGGCGAATGACAATCCACTTACTAATGATAACGAGACAGATAACAGGGTTCGTTTTGCAAAACTCATTGATCGCTTTTTGCTAAGCAT